CATTGGCCACCCATTTTACTATGTCCATAAAACGCTTAATGGTCTCAGGCATAGTGTCAATGGCAACATCAATCTTAACGCAATGTATGGTGCGGTCAGACATGCTCCAAAAACCATTACATTCATACAGGGTGGCGCCGCCGAAATGCTCTATGAACATTTCGACAACATTTTGTTGGACGGTGACAAATATGTCACCATCATCATTTGCTGATGGGATGACAATAGATGCCACCCGCACTTCAATGTTTTCCATGTTAACCATCCAACATCTTTGTCAAATGACGCACGGTGCGCTGTTTCATCAGGCTATGCGCTTTTGACAGGTGCTTGCCGTAGGCATGTGGGATGAGCGTATTGCGCTCACTAGGATTAACAAGGGGGTGCAAGTCATCATGCTCAGTTGAGCGGTGAGTGACCAGCCATCCTGTTTCTTCAAACGCTTTACCGTGCTTGAAGCCGATAGTCCTAACTTCCCAAGCGTTCATCTCGTCATCCACAACATACTGAGCATGTCGATAGCGGCACGATAAAACAAAACGAATGCCAGACGGTGCGTTAATGAGACCAAAGCCGCGAAGGCCAACAGTCTTCCACCATGTAACGCCAACGGTCACATAGTTTTTTATGTTCCATTTGTTTTCTTCACCATCGACAATAACGCCAACGTCAGAACCAACCTCAACGTAAACGCGAGACCGTTGAAAGCCCTTCTCAATTATACGCCCAGCATTGCGCTTGCTAGTTTCTTTTGCGTCAGCCAACGGCGCGTATGCTTTTTTGTTTTTGCGATTACGCCGGATTTCTTTGATGGCATCGCCAAGTTTGCTAGCGTATGTCTCAATAGCGTCCCAAGCCACGCTGTCACCAGTTTCTTTCAGCAGGGCGTGTTCTGCTATGTCACGCATTTCAATGACATCAGACGCTAGGCGAAAGCTGTATTTGCCATCCCCAACGAAAGCGTCAAACACTTTGAAAGGAACAATGTCCTTCCACTGATTACGGGCAATAGCGACTTGACCGCGAATAAACTCAAGACGCTTGTGTGTGATTTGTGTATACATTTTCATTCTCCCAATTTTTGAAGGATGGGCGGCGGCACTAAGCCGCCACCTCAATGCGTGTTGTCTCGCCAAACGGGGCATCATCGCAACGTGTCCATGTTGACACCCAAAGCACCGGATAGTCAGGTGCGTCAGTAGGCCAATCACTGATGCCCATGTCGGTGAGATAGACCATGTTATCGACAGGCAATTGATGCTCGTCAATGTAGTCAAAGACAGGCTTGACCCGTGTGCCACCACGGCCAGTGCATTCGATGCTGTCGATGATGTCGCCCTGTTCATAACGTATGACTGACTGCACCCGTGCATCGCATGTGATGACGGTCACTGAGCGCGGCTTGTGATCTTCGGTAATGTTGTTCAACTCACCTAAGAACTGTTGCAACTCAGCAGTGTTGACAGAGCCTGATGTGTCGATGGCAACCACAACGTCTCCAACGCCAATCTTATCGATGCTGGGCATGTATATGCCCTGAGTATGCCAAGCCTTTTTGTTTGGCTTGCGGAACGTGTAGTCATCCGGCTGGTCACCGCCGATAAAGCGATTGAACACATCACGCCAGTCAACCTTAGACCGCCGCATTTCATTGACCAGTTCTTGTATTGATGCAGGAAGTTTGCCAACCGACTTAGCACCAGCCGCCGCAAGCATAACTTTTTGATCGACACTTGCCTCAAGCTGTTTGGCCTCAGATGCTGACAATGGCTTGCCATCTTCACCAGTCGCGTCAACGACACCGCCCCAGCCACAAGCTGGTTGGTCTTGTTGGTCAGGGTCTTGTGAAAGCTGTTCGTAAATACGTTCAGCACCCATGCCCTTGAATTGAGGGTCAAACAAGCCACCCTCTGGCAACTCAAAGCCACCATCCAACAGGATATGATTGATGGCATGATCACAAGCAATGTTCCAGCGTTCTGCGTCACGCTCACCGCGCCGCAACATATGTTTGAATGCAACGTGCAACACTTCATGCGCGACAACCCCGATAATCTCTTTGTCGGTATGCTGATCAACAAAGTCGCCATTCCATTTGATGAACGTGCCATCGGTACACATGGTGGGCTGGCTGTCATCACGGTGGATGTTGAGGCTCAGTGCCAATGATCCGAAAAACGGGTTGTCAAGCACAAGGCGTGTCCGCGCCCGTGACATTTTGGTATCTGCGTCCATTGGATATCTCCCGAAATTTGTACGATAGTATAAATGGGGCGGCGTGAACCGCCCCACATAATGTTAGAGCATCAACTCTTTGCCGTGCGTGAGCAAGAACTCGCGGAACGGCTGGGTTTGCTTGATAGCAGGATGACGGTTAAATGCATCTTTGACAGCGAACACCGCGAACTCTTTATGCGGCAAGCGCACAAGGTATTTGATGACGTTGCCAATGTTCTTGTCGTTGGCCTTGTACGCCAGCGCGGCTGACACCGCATAGCAGACCGCAGGGTCTTCACTGATGGCGGCACTGTCAGGGTTGGCAATCACTGCGTCAATGTCCGGCACAGTGTCATGGATGGCCTTGTATCCGAAGAACTCAGCACATGCACCGCGCCCAACCTGACCAGCCACTGCCTCTTGCTGATTGACCGCATCCAGACCCCATTTCATCATGGTGTCAACACGCTCCCATGAACGTGGTGATGGGCAGGAATTAGCGTCACGGTCAAACTTGTGCAGTAACTCAGGCCGGAACCGCAAGAAGCCAGTCACCAGCGGCGAAACGCCAACGCTGTTCATATAGGCCACAGTGTCTTCCAAGTCTGCCTCAACCTCGACAAACAACAGCCTGTCTTTGAGGTGGCTTGGCATGTTGTTAGTGCCAGCGCGGTCACTGGTACGGTTGCCAGCGCACACGATTGACCAGCCATCAGGCAGACGGTGAATGCCTATGCGGCGTTCATTGACAAGCTGGGCGGCAATGTTCTGATTAGCCACGGGTGCTTGCGGCAATTCATCCAGAAACAGGATGCCCTCACCATCTGCTGGCATCCAATCAGGGCGAAGCCGCTTCATGCTGTCACCATCAGCGACAAGCCAGCCAGCTAATTCACCAGCGTCATACTGCGCCAGCGACAGGATGTTAAGGCCGACACCGCGCTCATTGGCGATAGACTGCACGACAGATGTCTTGCCAAGTCCAGCACCGCCAACAAGGTAGGCGATAGGACGTTGGGCATCACGGCCACTGGCGTACTTTGTTTGGCTGTCGATTGAAGCCTCGACAATGGCTTTTGCTTGTGAAATACGCATGTAAATATCTCCCGATACGTTGTTGAATTAAGCGTGAGGAAAAGACTGACAAGTCGAATGCCATTCATCCGACTTTTCGCAATGTATTTTGTGGGCAAGTTTTGCGGCTTGCAGTAAACAGGTTGACCAGTCATTAGGCCACCTGTTCCAAATGCACCGCTTAAAATCTTCCCATGAAAGCGGCTCACAAAGTCCGGCGCAATCTTCTATGTGGTCACGCCAGACTTCCATTCTCAAAACAGAACCGTGCCATTCATCAGTCATTTACATTCTCCAATTTGTACGATGGTATAAAATAGAAAGGCCGCACTAAGCGGCCTGTCCTTCAAGTTGGGCGGTCATCTCATTGATGGCCTCGTTTTCGGCTTGCGCCTTGTCGGCGGCGGCTTGCGCGGCGGCTTCCATTTCAGAGCGAACACGCAGGGCATCGGCCAGCAGTGATTGGAACTCGTCAAGTTCATCATAGCTGAAACCGCCAAGCCACTTGTCGCCATCGACACGGTTGCCCTTGTCATCCTTTTTGGTTGACCGCTTGCCAGCAACCTTATCGACAGCAAGCTGGACTTTCGACTTAGCGTCATCGCCAGACACCGCCTTGATCAGCTTGGCCTCTGACGTGATATCGTTCTGTTCGAAGATATCAGCAACGGCTTGCGGCGTGAAATTGCCACCGCCAATGCCGAACACGTTCCGCGCACCGACTGCGTTCTTGACCATTTTGTTGGCCATGCTTTCGGTCAAACCGCCAATGTCCATCAGGTCACCCTTGAGAGTTGATGACACGGTGGTAGGCAGGTTTGATTTGGCAGTCAGTGGGGCTGAGGCAATGCCAGCAATCAATTGGCAATAGCTGTTCAGCTTTAAGGTTTGGGCTTCGCCGTTGGCCTCTTTGGCATCGCCTTTCAGCACGGTAATGCGCTTTTCATTTGAAGCGATAGCGTTGAGGTTGTCGTCAGCAAGAACAAAAGTTGATTTGGTCATGGAAAAATCTCCCGAAAGTTTGTTGAAATATAGCAGGACGCTACGACACTGCCGGAGCAGTGTTTCGGGCGTGTCCTAATCGCCCATCGTCAGGTAGCTTTATGCATCTCCCAAAACAAAGTTGATAATTGAAGTGACGTTGTAGCCTTCTTGAACAGTGTTATCCATAATCTGTTCAACGACTTTATCTTTGAACTCAGACCGCACCATGTTCGTGCCGCCAGCAATCAGCCATTCATCATAGTCTGCATCGAGCAAACCCCTAACAGCTTGGAATAAAGGGCAGACAACTGAGTTTGCCATTTTAGGTGATGTCCAAGCTGGGCGGTGGTCTGCGTTGTCGCTATCAGCGTCGTTGCAAGCCCAGATAATCGCGAGCAATTCGGCAATTTTATTGTGGCGATATTCAGTCATAACAATGTCAGTCATTTTATACTCCTGTTTCGTTGGTATCTCATCAGGCATGGCTACCAGTGCCATGCGACAGGTTTAGTGTCCCTCTTAACGCTTCGCGCCAGTGCTGGGGGTCGTGCTTGGTGTCTTGCCAGTCGCGCCGCGAGTAACTCGCGCTGTTCGCCGGAACAGATGCTGGGACGTTTCACCATCCGAAGGCCTGTGGGCAGGGGTGGCTGAGCCACCATGCTGTCACCAGCAGGCTTCCCCTAGATATCACGATATAGGGTAAAAACAAGCACTATTTGCCCTATAGTACATTTTTTTTCTTATTCGCCTAATTGTGTGACATTTATGCAACAGTCACTAGGACACTTTATATATATAAAAAAACCATTTTTACTGGTGTCATATTATTGACGCTGTTGGTGTCTATTTTCCTTGACAAACTCTATTTTCCTTCAGGACGCCCGTTGGCGAGGTGTCGTGTATCATTCCAAGCAAAAGCACCGAAAATCGCTCAGTGAGCTTCTATGGGCGATTAAAAGGCATGAACAAAGGGTGAACATCTGGTAATTAACCAGATAGTGGTTAAGTAGAACGAAACAGGAACAGAAATCGGGTAGTGGTAATGCCGCGCGGCGTGTATATTTGTACGGTAGGACAATTTCAAAAAGCCCGTCCAAGCGGTAGCGCATACTGGCGGCACTCAATAGGGAATAGACAATGAACAAAGACAATCACCCCCATCTATCAATAGTGTCAGATAACGGGGACAAGCTAACAGCTAAACAGGAACACTTTTGCCAACTGGTGGCACAAGGCCAAACACTAACAGAGGCATATAAAACGGCCTACAATGTTAAAGATGGTACAAAGCCTTCAACAGTATGGTCTAACGCTAGTAGGCTGGCCACAGAGAATAGCAAGGTTGCACATAGGATAGATGCTATTTCAGCGGATATCGCCGCACGAAAGCGCACAGACGAAGACAAGCTG